GTCATCCCCTACGAGTTCCGCTATTGGGAGCAGAAGGGCGACGAGGCGCGCAAGTGTCGCGACGCGCTCATCGCGAGCGGCTTCTTCGACTGGACGTCGCTTGCGTCCGTGGACGGCGAGCTCGCGCCCGTCGTCATGTCGCACAAGCTGTATGAAGCGGGCGTGCCCGGCGACGCCGAAGCCGTGGCCGAGTGGCCTCTCCTCAAAGCCGCATCGCTTCTTCGTGACGGTGAGTCGCTTGTCGAGGTGTTCTCGCCGGGACCCGAGGTGATCAAGAAGGCGTCGGGCGCGAGTCGCGTGGTCTACATCGACGCGGGCGACGTGAACGACGGCGCGCTCGAGGTGCTCGCGAAGTCGTTGAGCTCGTTCGGCGAGGAGTACATCGTCACGGCCGTCGCATCCGAGCAGGCGCGGAAGTCACTCGAGCAGCTTGGTCGCGTGTTCCAGTTTCGCCCGGGCGAGGGCGTGAGCGTCGACGCGGTGAAGCGTCTTTTCGTCGCGAGCTTCGGTGTTCGTGGGGACGACATCCTTTGGCTCGACAAGGGCGACGTCCCGAGCCCGACGTACCCGGGCGACCCGCGCGCGGGCAAGCCGAAGGTGCGCGAGTACAACGAGCCGAGCGACGACTCTCCCGATCTCGGCAAGGCGGCCGACAAGCATCCGGGCAAGCCGAGCGAGGCCGACGACGCGCCGCGGAGCGTGGTACATCTCGCCGACACCGTCGCCGACAACATCGCGCACGCGCGCGCGCACACGGAGTCGGCGATCTCGTCGAAGGATCTTCCCGCGGCGCAGTGGAACGCGTCGCACGCGTCGAAGCATCTCGCCGAAGCCTTCGACCACGTGAAGCGGCTCGGCGAGCATATCAATGCGCACCCGGGCATGGCGGCCGAGTGGCGCCGCCTCGCTTCGTTCGACCCGTACCCGCTGCCCGATCACGTCGGGAAGATCGCGGCGATGTTCCAGCTCGCGAAGGCGGCGACCAAGAACCCGCGCAAGATGCTCGAGTCGTTCGGCCCCCCGATCGAGTGGAGCGGCGCTATCGCCATGGCGATCGGTCCTGAGAATCGCAAGGCGCTCAAGGACGCGTGGGAAGCGCTCTCCGTCGAAGAGAAGAAGGCCGTACAGGCGAAGTTCGACGCCAACATGGACGCGCTCCTCGGGAAGGCCGAGTTCAACAACCCGGACCCGGGCGGTGCGGGCGAGCCGGCGCGACGACAGAAGGGCAAGTTCGGACTTCCGAAGGGGCACCTTCCCTTCGTTGCCCTCGACAAGCCCGACGGATTCTCGTGCGCCAATTGCAAGTATCTCGAGCGAAAGGACAACGCGAATCACTGCGGGTCGCCCTTCTATGAGGCGTTCTTCGGCTACACGGATCTTCGCGACAAGAGCGGCAAGCCTCTCGACGATCCTCGCTACGGTTGCAGCGATTGGTTCGAGACCGGGACGAAGAAAGCGGACGCGACTTTCAGCACGGGCGAGGCGGGACGACTTCAGCCGGCCGTTCAATTCGACGTCGCCGGGAACCCGAAGGTGCGCGAGCGCGATCACGAGAAGGAACGCGAGCTCAAGATCGTCAAGGCGGCAGACTCGGATGAACACTACGTGCTCGGCATCGTGCTCGAACCCGACGTCGTCGACGCGCAAAAGGACATCTACTCGGCCGACGAGGTTCGCGACGCGTGCCACAAGTACATGGCCGAGTTCCAGAACCAAGGGCTGATGCACAAGGAGATCGTCAACGGCAAGGTCGCGCTACTCGAGTGCTACCTCGCGCCGTGCGACTTCGACATCGGCGATCAGCACGTCAAAAAGGGGACGTGGATGCAGGCGGTTCGCGTGAAGGACGCGAAGCTCTGGGCCGACGTGAAGAGCGGAGCGCTCACCGGCTTCTCGATCGGCGGTAGCGCGAACCGTCAGCCCGACCCGAAGGCGAATCGAAAGTATCTCGCGCGCAAGGAAGCGGCCGAGAAGAAGATCGCGTTCCAGGGGATCCCGATTCACGTTGATCGTCCGAAGGGCTCGACGCAGTCGGGCGTCGATGCGCAGGGCAACGAGTGGAAGCGCGAGTACAAGACGGATTACGGATTCATCCCGCGCACCAAGGGCGGCGACGGTGAGGGGCTCGACGTCTTCGTCGGGCCGAACGGTAATTCGCCCTTCGCCTACTGGGTCACGCAAGTCAACGACGACGGCGACTTCGACGAGTACAAGCTCTTCATCGGCTACGACTCGCAGGCCGAAGCGAAGAAGGCTTACGAGGATCACATTCCGAAAAAATACTACGGCAGCATGCGCGAGGGGACGATCCATCAGATCAAGGCGCTCCTCAACCAAGAGCCGAAAGAGTCCCTCTCGAAGGCCGTCCGGGCGATGCTCGACGCAGGCTGAAAAATTCGGGATTGACACGCGCGTCCAACGCCTGTCAGACTTCTTCGCGTAAGGTCGACCTTCGGGTCGCCGGGTTGCTGAGGTTCTCATGCCCGGGATGGAGACGCTCTCGCGTCTCTGTTCCGGGCATTTTGCATTTCGAGGTTCTGAATGGCCGGCGCGGAAGATGGCGTTCATCGACTCAAGGACATCCTCGTCGAGGAAGTCTCGATGGTCGATCGTGCTGCCAACAAGCGACGGTTCCTCATCGTGAAACGCGAGGGTGAGATGGGCGAGCTCCGTTCCAATGGTCGCGGCGGTTTCACTCGGGTCATGAAGGCGGCCGAGGAGACCGACGAGGAGAAGACCCTCAAGGCGGCGAACGAGGCGGCACACGCCGCGAACGAGGCGGCCGTGAAGGCGGGCAAGAAGCCCCCGTTCCCCGGCGCAGCGAAGCCGTTCGGCAAGCCCGGCGAGGGCGCCCCGCCGAAGGAAGAGCCCGACGAGGACGACGAGGAGACTAAGGCGCGCAAAGCGGCCGAGGCCGAAGAGAACGAGAAGGCGCGCAAGGTGCTCGAGGCCGCGGGCCTTACGGGCGCCGCGAAGCGCGTGTTCGCCAACGAGGGCGAGGACGGCACCAAGCGCGCGACCAAGGCCGACGCGCAGGGCATGAAGCTCGCGAAGGAAGTCGCGGGGCTCGCCGACGAGCTCGGCAAGCTCGCGAAGGATCTCGAGGGCGAGGAAGAGGACGAGCCGAGCGACGTCCACATGAAGAAGGTGCTCGCCGCGCACAAGAAGCTCGGCGCCATGGCCGACAAGTACATGAAGAAGGTAGGCAAGGCCGCGGTCGCCAAGGTCGGCGCCAAGATGGCCGGCGCCCGCCTGAATTCCTTCAAGGAAGCGCTCGGCAACTTGCAGTCGATCCTCTCCGAGCTCATGGAGACGCCGCGCTCGGCGGGCGAGCATGCGGCCGACGCGGGCGACCCGACCAAGCCGGCCCCCGGCTACAAGGCCAGCAACCCGTCCGACGCGCCCACGAACGCGATGGGTCAGGCCGCGGTCAAGGCGCTCGAAGCGCAGGTCGCGAAGGTTCTCGAGGACGTCGTCAAGCCGCTGATCGAGGTCAACAAGACCCTGACGGCTCGCCTCTCGAAGGTCGAGAAGGGCATCGTCCCGAGCAACTCGATCCCGGTCGAGAAGCGCGGCGGCGGATCTGCGCCGGGCCCCGCGTGGCCGATGGACATGAACACGCCGCATCGAGACGGCGTGAAGAAGAGCGAGAGCTTTTTCGACGTCGACTGATCGGCGCGAAGGGGCAAGGGCGCAGTAGGGCACGAGACGAGAGAGAGAACAGGGAGAACGAGACATGAGCACGGTTGCCGCTGGAATCCTCGACAACAACACGATTCTCCAGAAGGCCGATCTGGCCCTCTCCGACATCACGACCGACGGCGGCTTGCTTCAGCCGGCGCAGGCGCAGAAGTTCATGCGCATCCTGATCAAGGAAGCCGTGGTGATGAAGCTCGCTACGGTCGTCCCGATGCGCAGCCCGAAGCAGCTCATCGAGAAGATCCAGTTTGGCGAGCGCATCCTCCACGCGGGCACCGAGGCAACGGCCCTCCCCGTGGGCGACCGCTCGAAGCCGGACACCGAAGAGGTCGAGCTGAACGCCCAGCTCTTCAAGGCCGAGGTGCGGCTCAACAACGAGGTGCTCGAGGACTCGATCGAGCGCGGACAGCTCCGTCAGACGATCATGCAGCTCATGGCCGAGCGCATCGCGACCGACATGGACGAGTGCATCATCCAGTCGAACACGAGCTCGACGGATCCGTTCCTATCGCGCCTCTCGTCGGGCGGTCTGTTTCAACAGGTCGTGTCGCAGGTCGTCGATCAGGCGACCACGTTCACGACGAAGCAGACGTTCCACACCATGATCAAGGCGATGCCCTCGCAGTTCCAGCGCAACAAGAAGGATCTGCGATTCCTCACCTCGATCCAGTCCGAGCTCGACTACCGCGACTCGCTCGGCGAGCGCGCCACGATCGGCGGCGACAAGTGGACGACCGACGACGTCCCCGTGATGTACGGCGGGATCCCGGTCGTTGGCGTGCCGCTCTTCCCCGAGAACCTCGGGGGCGGGCTCAACACCACGGACGTCGTCCTCACCGACCCGAAGAACATCAACGTCGGGATCTGGAGGAACATCCGGGTCGAGACCGACAAGCTCGTCTCCGAAGGCGTGCTGATCATCGTCGCGACGATCCGCTTCGACATGAAGCTCGCGCACGAGCCCGCGACGGTGAAGTCGATCAACGTCAGGATCCAGTAAGGGTCCCCGAAGAAGGTCAGGCCACGCGGCGAGAGCCGCACCACGACGAAGAGAAGATCAGGGAGAGACGAACATGGACGGCAAGCTCAGCAACACGACGGCGGCGGTCATCACGACTGGCGCGGCGACGTTCGACCTTCACCTTCTCGTCGGTGCGGAGCTCGATCTCCTCATCGACGGTCCCCCGACCGTCATCTCTCCGACGCAGTCTCCGGTCTACGGCGGCGACTACGTCAGGGTCGTGATCAAGGCGGCCGACTACGCGTCGCTCGCCGCTGCGACCGCGGCCGAGCTCGTCGCTGTCCTGAATCGAGAGCTGACGGCGCAGGCCGCCGCGGGGCAACCCGCCGCCGCTGTCGCGTCGGGTTCCTCGACGGTCTCGGTCACGACCGTTCGCAAGGGCGATCAGGCCACGATCCAGATCCTTCCGTCGAGCACGGCGGGTCTGCTCACGGCGCTCACGCTGACCGCGGGCGTCACCAAGGGGACCGGGATCGTGGGCATCGGCGCGCAGCCGTCGGCCCCGACGTTCTTCGACCTGCTCTCCTTCTCGGGCGACGCGTCGTACTCGACGGGCGGCTTCGCGGGCTTCGGCGCCGCGGTGAAGGCGTTCTTCGGCGACGGTCGACAGGTGGTCGCGGTCGTCGGTCAGGACTGCGGCGGCTACGTCGTCGCCTACGTGCCGGCGACCGACAAGCTCAAGGTGTTCGAGCAGTCGGGCGCGGACGACACGCCGCTCGATGAGGTCGACGCGGGAACGAGCCTCTCGGGCGTCACGTTCAACGTGCTCGCGATCTCGACCTAAGAGGGTCGGCGGCACGGGGCAAGAGGCGAAGCGAAGTTCAAGAGGAGCGAGATCATGGGAACGAGCAAGAACGGGCAGCCGCCCTTCAGCCTGAGCGACGTCCAGCCGATCGCGGGTGAGGACACGTTCGGGTCGGGCGGCTCTAACGTCGCGCCGAACCAAGGCGTGCCCGCGATGGGCGCGGTCCTGCTCGACATCATGAAGCGCCACGCGAAGCAGGTCGCCAGTCCGACCGCGCTTCAGGCGATCGTGTCGGCTGACCGGGCGGACGGTCAGCTCATCCTCACCCTCGACACGTACACGCTTTGGGCGTGGGAGCCGGCGAATGCGACCGCGGCCGACGCGACGCATATCGCGCCGACCGACGTGGGCGCGGGCGCTGGCCGGTTCGTTGCGGTGGCGACTACGCCCGTCGCAGCCGCGACGGACTCGACCGCGGGTACCCTGAGTGCAGCCGACAAGACGAAGCTCGACTCGGGCAACGTCATCGCGCAGGCGAGCCTTCACGTCACCGCTGCGACCGTCGCCGCTCTCGGCGGAAGCACGACGGGGCATATCGACTTCGCGGCGGCGCTCCCCGCGGGCGCGCGGTTCCTCGGCGCCGTCTACAAGGTGAACACGAAGTTCCAGAACGCCGGAGACACGGCCACGATCGACAGCGATCTCGGCGATGGCACGACCGCCGATCTCTACCTCGGCGACGCGGATCTTCACACGACCGGCGAGAAGTTCGCTGGCGACGCGACGGCGAAGCAGTTTCAGGACGCGGGCGCCGTGACGCCTCGCGCAAGCTTCACGGCGAGCGTGAACTTGAACCTGATCACCGCTGGCGACGCGGTCGCGAAGATCTTCTACGTCGTCTCGGCGTAAGGGACGACGGTGGGACCTACTCCCCCGTATAAGCCCGGCGACGTCGACCCGAATACGTTCGGGTCGGGCGGCTCTAACGTCGCGCCGAACCAAGGCGTCGTCGCGGTCGGAGCTGTCCTGCACGACCTTCTCTCGCGCGTCACGGTACTCGAGGACGCGACGATCGAGGTCAAGGCGACGACGGTGAACACCGGGGCGGTCACGGTCGACACGGGGTACGCGCCCCCGGCCGGCAAGGCCGCGCACCTCGACATCCAGTACAACGAGGTCGACGTGGCCAACGCGGTCACGAGGTCGGGCAACGGTGGCGCGTCGATCCGAAACCTTGGCGGCGGGGGCGTCGCGATCCCTTCTGGCGGCGGAACCACGGCGCCCATCTTCGGCGGGGCGACCGGAGATACGACCGCGCTCAGCACTGCCCCTACGCTCTCCGTGGCGAGCGGGACCCTTCACGTGACCTGCACGCCCCCGGGCGGCTATTCGGGGACGATCCGTTGGGTCATCGACATCACCCCCCTCGAGAATCCGTAGGGGATGGACAGTGCCGTCACTCGTTGTTAGAGTGGCGTCATGTCGACCAAAGCCGTCACGAAGCTCGTTCGCCTCAAGCCCTATGACCGTCGACGCCGTCACGTAATGAAGACCTACGTGCATGGTCCGACCGGCAAGAAGTTCGAGGAAAAAAAAGGGTGGTACAAGGTCGACGCTGCCCTCGCGAAGTATCTCTCGAGCGTCCTACAGATCGAGAGCGACGATCAGTCCCCCTTCGCCTTCGACGTGTGCGATGCGGCCGAAGCCAAGCGCATCGACGAGCGTGAACGTAAGCTCAAGGACAAGCGTGCGCAGGCCGACGAGGCGAACGACCTCACGACCGGCGATCTCCACGGCAACCGTCGCCACGCTGGGACCGCTCGAGAGCCCGCCGAGGACCGCTTCGCGGCTCGGCGAGGACAAGAGCCGGCTCGGCGCGAGCGTTCGATGCGCGTGGCCGACGCGACCGGCTAACCCCTGTTCGACCGAGGACCGCCCCTGTAGGATGGGGGCATGATCTCGCTGAACCGAGGACAGGTCTCGAGCGCGGCGTCGCCCGCGCTCATCTTCCTCTCGCAGGTCGTCGGCCAAGCCGTGCCGGCATTCTCGCTGTCCTTTCGGATCCTCGACATCACGACGCCCGAGAAGGAAGCGAACCCTACGGTTGTCTTCGGTCCGCACACCGTCGACCTCGTGAACGACATCGTCAAGGTCAACACGTCGTCGGGTTTCGTGCCCGGACTAGACCAGATGAATCCGACGGCGGGCTACTACGTCGCCGCGTGGACCGTCCCAAGCGACGCCGCGATCGGAAAGTACCTCATCGAGTGGACCTACCTACTCACGAATCCGGTTAGCTCGACCATCTCGTTCTCGAACAGCGAGAATCCTCCGAGCGGCGTCATCCGAAAAGTGTTCGAGGTCGTCGCCGCGGGAAGCGTGCAGTCGAATCTCTCGCTCACGGCGTACAACTCGCCGCAAGGTCTCTACTCGCTCGTGACCGACGCGCGCGCGTTCATCGGCTGCGACGTGAAGGACGTCAGCGACGTCACGCTGAAGCGCCTCATCATGAAGGCGAGCGCGTACATCGATCGCGTGACGAACCGCTACTTCGAGCCGCGCTACACGACGCAACGGCTCGGCGGCAACTCGTCGCGCAAGTTGCAGCTCGGCCCCCCGATCGTGACCGTGTCGTCCGTCGGCATCGACACCGAGCCGACGCAGTCGGGCGACCTCGTTGTCGAGCTCGACCTCTTGCGCATCTACAATCGGCACCTCTCGCAGGGCATGATCGATCCCGACGATCGCGAGAACCCGATGCTCGAGTTCGTGCACTCGGACGACCTCTACGGGATCCGCTTCATCCCCTTTCGCGGCATCTCGCTTCGCTCGCTCGCGTGGCCGGTCGGCGTGCAGAACATCCACGTGCGCGGCTTCTTCGGCTTCACGGACCCCGACGGCTCGCCGTGGGGCGAGACGCCCGAGCTCATTCAGCACGCGTGCCGACTGATTTGCGCGCGTGAGGTGCACAAGGTCGGCACCGACAAGCGCGAAGACGCGCAATGGCGCTGGCGCGTGAAGAGTGAGAAGACGCGCGAGACGCAGATCGACATGGTCGACCCGCGCAAGTGGGGCGAGTATTTTGGGGACCCCGAGATCGATTCGATCTTGCAGAGCTACATCCGTCCGCCGCGCTTGGGGTCGGTGTGAGGCCGCGGATCCATCACGCGTTCTACGTCGAGATCGCCATGCTCGACGCCGTCGCGACGAGAGCCGTCACCGAGCAGTCGCCCGACGCGCCCGAGGTCACGGGCGGCTACGACGACGACTTCAAAGAGATCGTTGTCGTGTCGAACCCGACGCGAACGACGCAGAGGAAAGAGCAAGAGCCGCTCTTCATCCCGTCGCAGATCGAGGCGCCGACCTTCGAGGCGCTGATGCAGATGAGCGCGGGCAACGTCCCCGAGTTCAAGCTCTCTCTCGTGTGGGCGCGCAAGGATCTCGAGGCGATGAATCTGATCGTCCCCGAGACGGGCGAGTGCCTCGTGCGCGTGAACGACCGCGTCGTCTCGATTCGCGACAAGTGCATGAACCTCATCCAGACGATTCGCACGCCGCCCGGGCTCTACGTGACCGAAGTGAAACCGACGTGGGGACTCGCCGGGCACCGCGACCTCTTCATCGTCGCCCTGGACGATCGCGAGCAGGGGGTCGCGAAGTAATGCCCGAGGGCGTGAGCCTCTTCGGCGATTGGGGTAAGGCGGCCGAGATCATGAAGGGTCTCGACGAGCGCTTCAAGGCGGCGGCGAAGAAGGCCATGCTCTACGAGGGCGAGTTTCTTCGCAGCAAGATCCTCGAAGGGCTGCGCGAGCAAGCGCCAGCGGGCAAGGCGTTCACGCCGCTCTCCAAGTTCACGCTGGCGGTGCGCCGGTTTCAGGGGTTCAGGGGGACGAAGGCGCTCTTGCGAAACGCCGATCTTCGTAACGCGGTCGTGTCCGTCCCGAAGAACGGGGGCGAAGAAGTGTTTGTCGGCGTGCTCCGAACGGCCAAGTCGAAAACGGGGAAAGACCTCGTCAACGTGGCCGACATGCAGGAAAACGGAGCCGGCCCGATCGTCGTGCCCATCACGCCGAAGAGCCGCGCCTTCTTCCACGCGGCTCTAGCAGCGGCCGGGATCGAGATGCCGAAGACGGGCCCCTCGGGCGGCGGCGCGGCCGTCGCGGTCA